TTTCGACAGCTTTATGCAGTATATGGAGAGCAAGAAGCATTTAGAGCAGACTTTCTGGCTCAAAAGACGCAGAAAACTTTTGTTTGTGGCTAAAAAAATGCAGGAGTTAGTGGAGGGCAAGTTAAAAATATTGGGCGTAAGCATGCCGCCTAGAGTCGGCAAAAGCGGTCTTTTGTCGTTCTTTTTGGCGTGGTGTGCAGGCAGGCAACCCGATAAAGCGTTGTTATATGCGTCATACGGTGCTGAAATGTCGTATTTAACATTTGACAGGACTTGGCAGTTAATGACGGACGAAAGCTACACATTTAAAGAGATTTTCCCCGAAGAAACAAAATATATTATTAAATCTGCTGAAAATAAGACAATAGACCTGAAACAGCCAAACTCGCATAAATCGATAGCGTTTAGGTCGGTTGACGGCTCAATTACGGGCGTTGTCGAAGCAAAACAAGGCTTGGTTTATGACGACTTGATAAAGAACAGCGAAGAGGCGTTGAATAGAGATAGATTGGATAAGGCATGGACTATTGTAACGACTGACTTAAAACAGCGTCTTATCGGTAAGGCGTGGCAATTGTTTGTCGGAACGCGTTGGTCGTTATACGACCCTATCACGAGAGCCGAAGAGTTGCATAAGGGCGAAGAGGGCGTCGAGTTTATAAAAATTCCCGCTCTTGACGAAAACAATAAGAGCAATTTTATATTTGATTATGTCGATAAGAACGAACTCTTTGACGAGGAGTATTATCTTGCTCGCAAAAGAGAAATGGACAGAATTTCATTCTATTGCATTTATCAGCAAGAGCCAATGGAACGCGAGGGATTGCTTTTCCAAAAAGAAGATTTACGCTTGACGGGAACAAAAGAAGAGTTTGGCGACGAATATCGAAGATGTGCGGTCGTTGACGTGGCGTGGGGCGGCAACGACTACTTATCAATGCCTTGTGCGTGGATAGTCAAGGGTGCTGACGGGCGTGATGAATTTCATATAAAGCGAGTTGTTTTCAATAAAGGCACTAGAGAAGTAACGCAACCGCTTGTTGTCGGCAATATAAAGTACATGAAACTGCACGATATTCAATTGGAAGCCAATAACGGCGGCGACGAATATGGCAAAACTATTGAGCAAATGTTAAGGCAAGCGGGTTGGCATTGCCGAGTTAAATCAGAAAAAGCACCTAATAATATGGCGAAAATTTCACGCATTATTCAATATTCGCCCGACATTAAGGAGCGGTGCGTATTCTTGCGTGAGGAAGAGTGGGATGATGAATATAGGGAGTTTATGGAAAATTTAATGTCGTTTAACCAAAACGGCAAGAATAAGAACGACGACGCTCCCGACAGCCTAGCAATGCTGATTATGTATGCCGAAAAAAACGTTCCAAACTACGCAAAACCGCTTCCAAAGGCATTTAAAATTGCATAATTAATTAAATTAAAGCATATTTTTACATTAAATATTGACAATTTTTTGTAATTATACTATTATTGTGGCGTGAGGTGGGTAAGTGGGAAATTTTTCCAATAATTATGTGCAAATAGACAATATGCCTACAAGCACTACGCCTGTCCAATTGAGAGAATTGACGGGGCGTAGCACTTTTTACACTTCGACAACGGACTTGACAAAGGATAATGTCGTCGAAGTGGTAAGGTATTTTTTCAATGCTCACCAAAAAGAAAGACGTATAATGAAATTTTTATATGACTACGATAGGGGGATACAGCCAATTTTGAACAAAAAGCGTTCAGACCCCGACAAAAATAATAATATCGTAGTCATTAATTTACCTCGCATAATTAGGCGGCTTATTCAAAGCGGTTTTTTGGGCGAGCAATTGCAATACATTTCCAAATCAGAGGACGCCAAAATTAAAAAGGCTCTGGCTAAACTGAAATTTTTATACGATGAAGAGGATGAAGCGGAGCATAATTTGCAAATTGAAAACGATTTAAGTATCGTGGGCGTTGCGTATGAGTTTATAGACAAGCCTGAAAAGGGCGATAATTCTCCGCTTACATTCACTAGATTATCTCCGCTTAATACTGTTGTTGTTTATTCTGACGGCATTGAAAAGAAGCCCGCTTTTGCTTTTACATATCATTCTGTCAAAGATGAACAGCAAAATGATATTGGGTTGAAATTTTATGTATATACGCCGACTAAAACTTTCGTATATCAGACAGGCGTGGGTTATTCGCTAGAAAACGGCGTGAGCGACATTGCGGAGTCTGATAATCCTTTAGGGCTTATTCAAATTAACAGATATATTAATAATATCGAGTGCATGGGCGACTTTGAGGCGGCTATTCCGATTTTTGATGCTATTAACCAGATATATAGCCGCAGGCTTGATAATATCGACGACATTGTCGATAGTTTCTTGGTATTTATAAACAACCAAATCTTTGAGCCTAAATATGACGAGCATGGCAACGTAATTGGCTATGATAACTCCCGATTAAAGGCGTTTAAGGAAAACAAAGCTATTGAAATCGAGAGCAAAGACAAGAGCATGCCAGCCGACCTCAAATATTTGGTTAACACATTAGACCAAGAACAAGTCCAAATATTAATTGATAGCTTGATAGACCTCGCTTTTGCGGTCTTGGGTGCGCCCAATGCCGTTAAAAGCAAAACAAAAGGCGGCGGCGATACGGGCGAAGCGGTAAACAGCAGAGAGGGCTGGCGTGCGTTTGAGGATTTGCTTAAGACCAAAGAACGCTTTTTCCGCAAGTCGCTTAAACAACGCTTTAAGATTATTAAAGCCATATATAGATTTAACAAAGACTTTGACGCTCTTAACCCCGCTAACATTGATATTAAATTTATCAGAACGAAATCTCTTAACACGCAAAGCAACGCACAGGCGTTAACGGCTATTAGTAAATTAGGCTTATTGCCTCCTCAACAAGTGCTTGCCTTAAGTAATCTCGTTGAAGACCCGAATGCTGAGGTGCAAAAGATGATGGATAAGATTGACGAGTTTACGGCAAACGGCACGCTTACCAAAGAGCAGGGCAATATTATAAAAACGCTGTATTACTTCCAAAATCTTGACCCTAATGTTTTAATTAACTTAATGCAGACTCCAAAAAACAATGAAGGGAGTATAAATGACGAAAACGGAAATAAGATGTAAAGGTTGCAATAAGCTGTTGGCTAAAAAATGTGGCGATACAATACATATCAAATATAAACAGCTAACGGTTTTTGTTGAGGGCAAAGTTAAAATTAATTGTCCGAGTTGCGACAAAGAAAATTTAATCGAGTAGAACTGCTTGACGGTCAATCGGGTTGGTTGGCCGTCTTTTTATAAATAGCAATTAACGCTGATTATAGGCGTTATAAAAAATATTTGGTACTATTGGGGTGCGAACTGATGGCGAGGAGTACTGGTGGGATTAACCTGTCGGGGCTATAAGCCTAAAGGGAGCAAACTAATGGGACAGGAGGTAAAAATGAATTTTGATTACTTAAGAAACTTGGCATTTTTAACGGCTGACGGTGGTGGCGGCGGCGATAATCCGCAATTTGGTAACGACGAAACGATTACTTTGACGCCTAAAGAGTTGCAAAGCAAGATTGACTCGGCGATTTCAAAAGCGGTCGAGAAAAACACGCAAAAACACCAAGCGACAATAGCCGATTTGCAACGACAAATTGAGGAACTTTCAGTCTATAAGCAAAAATATCAAGAATATGAATTTAGCAAATTGACTGAAGAGGAAAAGATTAAGAGAATGCAAGCTGACCTTGAAAGCAAGCTAAAAGAAGCTGATAAAAGACTGAATAGGGCTGTTGTTAAAAATATGTTCGTTGAAAACGGCTTAAAGGGCGACGAGATTGACGAACTTCTCGACATTATTGTTACTGACGACGCAAAAGCGTCTGTTGAAGCCGCCAAAAAACACATTAACTTACTCAAAAAGACGGCAGAAAATATCGCCAAAGCCCAATATGACGAGGCTCTACAAAAAATGCCTAAACCGCCCTCTACGGACGGAGCAAAAATATTGCCCTCTTTAGAGGACTTCCGCAAAATGTCTTTTAAGGAGCAACTCAAATTTAAGGAAGAAAACCCCGATTTGTGGAAACAGTTTAGCCAACAATTAATTACTTTTCAGTTTCCGCAAGAAAAAACATCTTTAATACCACCTAACAAACAAAAATAAAATTATATCAAAATAGGAGATTACGAAAATGGCAGGAACTTTGTATGGTTTTCCCTTTGACGAAGATTTATTTCTATATCGTTGGAGAACACATCCCGACCCCGTGCTATCTGCTTTATTGAACAGCGGTGCAATGGTCAACGACTCTGAAATCGCAAGGCTGATTGCGAATGGTTCAAACCAATACACTATTCCTTATTACGACAACCTAACTGGCGATGAATTAAACTATGACGGCAATACGAACTTGGTTGCAACTCCCACAACGGGCGACTCTTTAACTGGCGTTGTGTGGGGACGCATGATTGCATGGGAAAAGAGAGATTTTACAGCCGACTTTAACTCTGGGGCTGACCCTATGGAGCAAATTGTTTCGCAAGTTGCGAATTATTTTAACAAAAAGCGTCAATCGAGATTAGTAAAGATTTTGAACGCAATATTCGGTATTTCTGGCGACGCTGATTGGTCTTTGCATACTCTTGATATTTCGACCCAGAGCGGATCGGTAACTTACGCAAATAAGATAAACGCAACCGCCGCTAATGACGCTATGCAAAAGGCTCTTGGCGACAAAAAAGGCGATTTCGCATTGGTTGTTATGCACTCTTATATCGCCAACAAGCTTGAGGGCTTGAATTTACTAGATTTCTGGAAATATACCGACGCTAGCGGCATTCAAAGAAAACTTACTATAGCTGACTACAACGGTCTTACCGTTATTGTTGACGACGGCGTTCCTGTTACTGATAGTGCATCTGCTTCTGGGGCTAAAGAATATACCACCTATTTGCTAGGCAGAGGCGTTATAAGATACGCTGAAGCACCTTTGCGCGACAATTTGCCTGTTGAAGTATTCCGCGACCCTCACAAGAAAGGCGGCGTTGAAGAGCTTATTTGCCGTTACCGCGAAACTATACACCCGTGGGGCTTTAGTTTCAATTTGAGCGATAGCAGTGTTGTCAACAAAATATCGCCTACCGATACTGATTTAAGTCAATCTTCCGCTTGGACGAGGAAATGGCATCATAAGAACCTACCAATAGCTCGCCTAATAACCAACGGTTAATCCGCTTGGAGGAGGTGCATTAATGTTTTTTGTAATTAAAGACAATTTGCCGTACATAGTCGGCAACGACAAAATATACCCGTGCGAAGTATCGGCAACGCAGGTAAGAACCGACAAAAACCACCCTATGCCTATGCCTAAAGACGCTGTGCTTTATACATATAGCGAGATTTTGGGCAAATTCGGCATTTGTTTGGTTGACGGTTGGAACGCAAAGACGCAACAGGTAGTTAAGGTTAGCAACAAGGTTGTTTCAAGTATACCTAAATCTCTTAATACGCCCGCTAACCCTGACGCACTCCCCGAAGCGTAAACGGAGTAAATTATGACTATTATCGAGCGTTTAAGAGCTGAACTGAATATTAGTGCGGCCGCACCAGAAAACGCAACGCTCGAGAATTGCGTCTGGCAAGCAGAGGAAGCCGTTAAGAATAAACGGCGTTCCAATACTGTTGAGAAAAGATACGAACATATCGTATTCCAAATCGCATTGCGTCTTTGGAACATACGCGGCGTTGAGGGGCAGATAAGCCATAGCGAGAACGGCATAGTTAGAAATTATATGTCTGACGGAGTAATATCTGACCTGCTCGCACAAATAACGCCTTTGGCGGTCGCTGGGAGCGTCTAATGCGGAACGCTGAAATAAACAAAAACACGATAATCAAATTTGCAAACCGCACGGGAAATAAACTCGAACTATCTTACGGCGTTGAATGCCAAGAATACGGCGAAGTGCAAACGCTTAAATGCTGTGCTATGCCTATTGAAAACGCCTATCAAGCTCAAGCCTACGGCGTAAGTCTTGTGGGCGGCAAGCGTTTAACCC